CCTGTTACCGTTGCGCCTGTTACATCAAGAGTTCCGTTTACGTCTAGCGTTGCACCAGATGGGATCGTGGTGGTATCACCCGAATCAGAAATCTGGAGCGCCGTCCCTGTGGCAGGGCTGATCTTGTTTGTTTTTAATTCACTGCTCATGTTATTGCCTCAATCTCTGCGTCAGTCAAACCAAGATCGCGGAGTTTCTGATTTCCAGATTCTTTGTCTGCGGCTTTCTGGACTTCTTCTGCGGTTGGTTCGTATGGAGGCGCGGGTGGTCTAGCCACAAACGATCCGTTGTATGTACCGCCAACGTAAGCAACGTCAGTGGCTTGTACTAACTCTCCGTCTACCGCGTATTCAGATGACCCATCCCATTCGATGATGTTTGTAACGAGGGAGTCTTTTACGATTGCGTATTTCATTATTTGTACTCCCAGACTACTACGATTCCCGGCGCTCCCGCACCAGAAGCGTAACTACTGTATCCATTACCACCACCACCGCCATATCCAGTAGGGCTCTGCCCTGTAACATTAGCCCCACCTGTCGCCATAGAGAATGGGGTCGCACCACCTTCTCTTGTGTAGGCTCCTTTGCCGCCGGGAATATTTATATCTCCGCCCACTCCTGTTCCCCCAGTAACATCTGCCGTACTAGAGGCAGGGTTTCCATTCCCACCATTACCTGTGATTGTGTTAGTTCCGTCAGCCCATGAGGATGTACCGCCATTTGCTCCGGCCCCGGCTCCTCCAGATGTAGCCGCGCCCCCCGAACCAACTGTTATGGTTGATGTAGAAATAGCAGAAACATTCAAAAGTTTTTTAGCATAACCCCCACCCGCTCCACCTCCATAATTAGTAGATTGAGCAGAACCAGAACCTCCCGCGCCTTGAACCTCCATAATGACTTTTGTAATCCCGCTTGGACGAGTCCATGTTCCGCTAGAGGTAAAAACCTGTACTGAGGCAAGACCAGAATCAAACCCTGATGACGTTGCAGAAGCGTGTAAGGTGACTGCTGTTCCTGAACCACCCAGAGTCAGCGTGGAACCGCTTTCTTTGTCGATTGCGTTTACATTTACTGTACTCATACAACCACCAATGTACCAGTTACAGTGACGGTTCCTGTCAGAGTAACTGGCCCTGCAAGTACGGCTGATTCGATGGTATGATCTCCATCAACAGTAGCCTGATGAATGAAGAACCCATCTTTTGCGGGTTCCTGACCTATGTACTGGTTTCCATTAACTACTTCAGCCATGATTCCCCCTTATGTAGAAATGCTGTCTACATACGAAACCCATACATCAAGAGATGAGCCTGTATTTGATTTAATCTTCAGGACATCTGTATTCTGCATAACAATTTTAGCCCCTCCTTGAATAAGTTCTACTGAAGAACTAGGAGGAATAGCCAAACTTTTGCAGATATGGTAGTCTGTTCCTGATCCCGTTTTGTCAATGTAGCAATCGCAAGTAACAGCAGAGGTTAAAATATTAGTAACACGAATTCCAATTAGAGCATCGTCAGAATTGCTCGTTACCAAATTTGTTTCTCCTGTACCTACGGCTGACGCAGACGCTCGTTCAAAATCCTGTGCCATTATAATCCCCTATAAAGCAATAGCCATAGCAACTGCAAAACCTGGGCTTGCCGCTGTTACGGTTCCCCAAGAAGTGTCAGTGCCATCGTTGGTTAAATATTTACCCGACTGTCCAGAAACATTAGGAACAATAGCGGTAGTCGAAGAAGAAGGAAAGCTATTCTTTAGAACTGTTTTTACCATTCGGAGATGATCATCTCCTTCACTAACAGGGTCAGATGCAGTGGGGTTTGAGCTATTTAATTGAGTTACCCACGATGCTGTTTCTAATGACATGATTCCTCCTACGTAAGTTCAAATATACCGCTAGTGCTAGGAGTAACGGTAAGTGTATTGTTTTGGGTTAGGTTAAACTGGGAAGTAGTAAGTCGTGACCAACATACCAACTTACCTCCTGCCTGGTAGATTACGGCATACTTGACGTTGTTAACATCGCCTCCAGTTGCAGTCCATACACAAGCCGTAGAATCAAACCGATACTTGTTCGTAGCGGCAGATGCCCATGTACGAGCAGTAACTGATTTACCGCCAGTAGTGTACCCATTTCCATTAGCCACTTCATTAGCAAGAGAGGCTTGTGTAGATAACGCTACGTTATTAACATTTGCACTAGCCGCGCTTGTATGAAGGGCCATGTAAAACCCAGTCCCAGTGCCGTCTAGGTCAAACTGTCCGTTGCCTAGATACTCTCTGAAACTATTGTAAAAACTCCATGCTGTAGCCGCCATTTAAGCCGCCTCCTTTAACGATTCTGGATTTTTGATAATGTGTGATATAAGTCCATCACCATGAACTATAAGGTCATAGTTTGATCCAGTAGCGCCAACTAACTGAATAAACTCTTTTGCTTGATGATAATGGGCTACAGTACATCTGAATTGCTTCCCACCTACAACCAAATCTATCTCTTGCTCTTTGTCATTCTCTGGCTGTTCATAAGCGTGGTGGTGATCCATGATACAACTATCGAATCCAAACACCTCAAACTTGTGAAAGCCCAATATCCTAAGTAGATGCAACGCTCTTAAAGTTACTGTAGAGCCTCCCATAATGGGAAAGAAGTCTATGTACTCTTTTCCGTATTGCGCTTGAAGAATATCAATATTCTCTTCTTGTGTATCGCAATGCCACAACCAAACATTCCTATCCTTAAGTTTTTTAAATACTTCAGGATGGCACTGGGATGCTATAAGATATTTACAGTCATCTCTAACTGGATCAATAAACCTATGGTTGAACTCTCTGCTGTCTAGCATCACAAAAGCAGAAGGATTAACCCCTCTTTCAATGCAATACTTATAAGTTCCATTTACCGTAATAATTGGAACGCCATCTTTCTTTCTCTTTTCAACAATGTGAAAAGTATCCTTTAAAGAAGGCCCTCCTGTAACTAAACAAACTTCACGATCCCATTGAGTTTCGTGAGGAGTTACTTGGTTTAGTCCAAGAGAAATATTATGTTTTATATTTTTTCTAATTTCTTCTTGGTCGGCGTTTACTGCAACAAATATATCTGGAACAGGTGTAAGTATCTGTACAGCAGGAGGGTATCCTTTAAATCCGCTCAAGCACCAAACTCCAATCTAAGTTCAAGACCATTAGCCGCGCTACCTGAACCAATCTGATCAATGTCAAATCTAATAACATCTCCATCGTTTACAGTATTAGCAGAACCATTAATAACAGCAGCTGTAGCGGCAGTGCTGGAATCATTTTCTCCCGCATCAATAGTAAGCAAGGTGCTTAACATGTCAACTCCATTGCTTTGATTATGAATTTGAACATTTGTAGTTGATCCAGATGCAGCTGTATAAACATGTCCGCCAATAGATCTAAGTTTTAAATTATCAAAGTTGGAAGGAAGGACAATTCGCGCAATACCATCTCCAACATAAGTTGGAAGAGTATCCGCAATAACTTTAATAACTAATGTTCTATTTAAGAAACCAGTAGCATTACCAAGAATTTTTTTATTCTCGCTAGTACTTGCATCATACATTGCAATATAGTCGGAATTAACATCCATAGTACTTGCAACGTTAAGATTGCTGATAACTTCTAACTTATCATCATTTAGATTAGTTAGGTTACCATCCATTTCAGCGTAAGTTAATGGACTTCCTTTTGTTTCTCTTAATGTAATTGTGGCCATTAAAATTCAATCCTGTATGTAGCCTGTATTCTGTCCTCAGTATATCGCAAGTCATATCTGTCAGACTGCAATCCTAGTTCATATCCATTATCACTTATCTGGAACCTTACCGTTGGTTCTTGGTTTAACATCACGAAGAGGGTTGCAACTGCGATGCCAGACACGACTAACTCTTTCTCGTGCTCCTGATACCACTCTTTCTTTTTTTCTTTTGTCTTCCACTCTAGGGTTTGGCAAGATGTTTGCCCTCTACCGTTTCCTGTTCCGACAACTCCTTCATACGAGCAAGCAATGTCGCCAAGTCTTTTTGCCTCTGGACTCGTTCCATTAAGGTGGTACTCAGATACGACAACTGGTTTTCCAAAGGAAAGCGCGTTTTCAATTTGCCGCCTGAATTGTTGCTCACTAATAGAAAATCCTGTTTGAAGGTAAATTATATCTGCATCTACAATGTACTCTGCCTGTACCCCTGGAGTAAGATGCACTCCTATCGGCTTGTTTGTTTTCTTTCTGAGCTCCCCTATTAAAGTAGATACCTGTGAAGGGCTATAATATTCGTCACACTCAAGACAGACCACATAATGACTAACAATATCATCAACCTCAGAAACGACCTTACTTTGGTAATCAATTTGGTTTTTTAATCCTTTTTTATACACTCCAGGGCTATCATCGCTAATCAACCAGATTACTGGTTGTATTCCCCCGATCCTAAGCCTATTAAGTCTATTCCTCCAAACTTCTCTATTTACTCCGTCAATCTTTCCAAAGTCATTCGCTGTACTTCTTGCCATAATATCAGCGTAAGTGTCTCCGACGATTCTTTTTATAACACTATCTCTCCAATTATCATCTACCTCATTGGAAAGCCAAGACAATGTTGAATACTGCGCTCCATTTATAAGAAACGTAGATTTAAAATCAGCACTTGATACTGAAGCATACATTATTATAAGAACAACAAAGACATAAAGTACTGTTACACCAATAGACTTTAAACAATCTTTCATAAAGTCTGTCATCTTATAAATTGATTTGGATGCTTATCTCTTCCTTTCATTTTTACAGGGCCGGGGAGAAACCATCCTAACACCATTGGTATAACCACTACTAGAATCAGGAGCCAGCCTCCCATTTCAGTCATGGAGCCAAGTAATGTCCAGAAGTTATCTGGAGCGCATGAGCCTTCAACCATAGTAGTGCGGGACGAACCCATCCCTGCTGTCGCCACATCTGCCACAAAGGCAGTTGTCGTGGCTCCCAGTATCGGCGCAGCTACACCCCCACTCAACACAGTCCCCGCAACGGCACCCGTCCCGGCTGCTGTCGCTACTATCCCGGCTTTCTTTATTGTTCCGCATCCTACGAGGAGACAACATCCGGCGATGGTGAGCCATACATTACAGAGAGTACGATTAGAACTGCTACCACTATCGTTATGCCCCATTTTGCTTTCGGACTTAATTCCTTGAACTTTTTCCACATATTTATCTCCTATATAGCAATGCTATCTCCGCATCCGCATTTCATTACATTTTCGCTTGGGTTAACTACAAATCTTTTAGAAAATCCTTTATCTTCATAATCAAGACTACCGCCTTGTAAATAAGTCTGCGATGTCTTGTCCGCGAATCTGGTGTTGTCTCCAATGTTCAACTCTGTAGTACCTGTCGAGGTCTTCTTCTCTAAAGTTATCATAAGGCCATTGCATCCACCACCTTTTAGCCCTATTTCTAAACACTCTCCAGAGTTTAGTAATTGATTTAGTTGATTCTGCGCTGACTGTGTTATAGTCATCCATTTATTCTTCCTTGAATATGGGCTATTAATCTGCTTGTAGTCTTAACCATTACGCATGGAACAAGAGCATGGATGAAAGCACAAGCACTCCCAACCAACAAACAACAAGCAAAATACATTGCCTTTCGTAAGTGTTGCAGATACGTTTCATTAACTTCCTTTAAGTGTTTCATTTTATTGACGCCACTACCTCGTTCCCTTCCCAATTAATTCTAAGTTCTACATCACGCTTCTCGCAAGAATACCTTGTAGTACCATCAAGGTTGTCTTTCCAACCATTTCTTTTTAATGTTCGCTTCACCTGCAAACATCCTGCCATTCCCATGCGCTCCCACCCACTACCTGTTTCGTGGTGGCCCATGAACTCAATAACAGAACCATTCAAATAAAGCACAAGAACAATCATACTTAGTTGCATTAATGTACTCCATTGCTTGCTTTAATTTCTGAGGTTTTATCCTTCAAAGTCTCTACATGACGCTCAAGATTTTCAATACGTTGCTTAAAGAAGTCTAATGTAAGAGCCTGTTGCTGATCGTATGGAGCCTTGCCTGTTTCTATGATACCTTGTAACTTGTCAAACTCAGAAGCTAGATGCTCAAGCAACATGAACTGTTCAGCATCCGCTGGGAGCGCTCCTAACTCTCCCCGAGGCCATTTGATTCTGAAATTTTCATTCTGTTCTACAGACTTCTGCATTAGAATCTGATTAGTCTCAAGTACGTTGAGCCTTTCTTGTAGCCCAAACCAAGCCCATGTACCTACAGCCACAGCACTTGCAAGTCCAATTAGATTCCTAAGAGGAAGTCCTACGCTTGTTTTATCAGAAACCTCAAGATCACTCATTTACTCAATAGACGCTTTTCAAGAGTGTCTATCCTGTCCAGAATCCTGTCTATATGCGTATCTAATTCTCCACGACTAACATTTTTTGTAGCAAGGTCCGTTACTCTAGCGTGTAGTCTGTCTATCTGTGAGAATATTCTTTTAATAATCCATCCGCCAAGGAATAATATCACGCCCATGAGAGCATCTACCATGACAGACGGCTCCATTACATTTCCTCTGGAAAGTTTGGTTCAGGATTTAAAGAAATTGCCATACCGCTGGGCGACTTACCAGACCATATAATACAGGCTTGTTCTCTATCCTTGCTTTTCTTGGTAATAACTAAAGTTGATGTAGTCTTTTCTTTGTTGACAAAGTATACCAGTGTATGAGCGTTATTGGGCTCTTCCTTTAGATAGCCCATCATTACAGGAACTTCTTTGAAGTCAGCGGCCATAACATTCATAAGGAAATCAAAAGAGTCAGCGCAGAATAATTGCATCTGCACCATTACAGGTTTAATTCCTATAGGCGGGTCTTCTTGCGCCATTATTGGAGATGAAATCAAGGCTAGTGCTAATAATAATTTTTTCATAATTCATTCTCGCAGTAACCTGCATTCCAATATAACGAATCAACATAAGGAAAAATCCCATAAGGAAATTTCCTTGGTTGTTTTTCATAGAACTTCCTGGAGTTCGTCATCTGATAAGCTAAACGCCTGGGCTTGTATGTTCTTCTTCCTATTTTTCTACTTCTCGCCATTAATACGCTGCCTCTGCTTCTGGCTCCAATTGTCTATAAGACCTGATAATTGGAGGTGTAGCATCCATGTCATAGATTCTAGATAAAGCATCCAAAAAGTCTGGGTGAATTGTCGGAAAAAGATTGTACTCATTATCCTTTACCCACTTTGTAAGATTATAACCCTTACCGTTTTCATCTTTACATATAATTTTTTTGGATAAAAGAAACTCTTGTTTTTTATCCACATGTTCCATCTGCAAAGATGTTAACATTTTTTTATCTGTTGGGTAAGGCCAAAAGAAAGAACCATCCTTTAAATCTGGTTCTAGTCTTTGTATCCTATCCCTCTTGGATTGTGATCCCCCTCCACCAACCCAGTTCAATTCATATATCGGGAAATTACTTCCCTCTATACGCATCATCTCTTGGAAATGTTCTATGTCGCTTTGTGCTCCATATCTTTCATATCCAACTTTTACTTCCCTAACTCCAGGTGCTCGCTTCCATTTTGCTCTTAACTTTTTAAGATAATCCCATCTCTCAGAAAGGCTAAGTCTATGACATACTCCGTCAAGCAAAAACTTATTATAGTTGGCATCAACACCAACTACACACATAGCAGTTCTATTTGACTCTTTCTTTTTAGAGCTGGCAGGATCGACCATAATATACACATTCATTGTGTATGGCCTAACCTCCCATTCTTCCCACCATTCATCTTTGAATGCTACATCGCTACCAGCAATTGGATTTAATAACTGCTGACAAGCTACTGTATATGTGGAAGTTGTTTTTTTAATTTCTTCCCAGCGTTCCTCTTCAAGAAATACTGGTATGCCATCCATCTGGCCATTATGAGTAGCAGTATGTATTCTAGGCTTTACCGCTGCTCTTTGTAAAATTGTTCCGTATGTATCACCATAAGAATACCTAGTTCCAGCATACTGATACCTAGGGTTATGCGTGGAGCCAAGGTTTAGGGATAACTCCCATTGTGTTGTTGTCTTTGCGATCTGTTCTGGAGTAGATACACTCTCCTGAACGACTACGTCATCATACACAATAAGACTGAAGTGCCTACCTGTAGGCTGGCCGTCTACCAAGCCATGAGCTTCAACTGTCTGCTCTTTTGGATTAGACTTTCTTTTTACGCATAAGCCTTCGTTCTCAGCCCACTTAGGAGCATATTGCTTTGGCTTCTCGTATAGTATGTCAGGATACAACCCTTGAAGTTTCTCGTTTGATTCAAGCTCCTGCATTATCTGTCTAAGGAATGGCTTGGCCTGCTTAGCAGAATAAGATAAGATACCTATTGTTATTTCTGGATTACATAGTATTTCTTGTACGCAACCAAGAAAAGTTATTATAGTACTCTTATAGTGAAAACGCGCCCATAAATCGAGTCGCCTATCTTTTTCACTTTCGACATCACGGCATCTCTCGTACACCCACGGATGTAGCATGTCGTGACGGTTGCATAGAAAAACGCCAAGATAATACCTGTCAAGCTGCCCAAGAGTACGAATAAAGGTATCATCAAGATTAGGATCAAGGTGACACTCAGCATATGCAGCAACCACTTGATCGTACTCAGCAGTTTGCGCCCAACTAGCAAGAGCAATTGCTGCTTCTGCATTTTTAGTGTCGGCATATACATCTTTGGATATATCTGGGATCACTTATCTTTTTTTACATCAGGCCCTTTAAGCTCATCAGAGAACTCGCCATCCGACACAACTTTGAACAGAATGGAACCATCCTCTTGAAGCTCTGTCCTATACTTCGTAGGGGTAAGCTTCCATACCGTGAATTGTTCACCATTAGTTGGAATCGAGCTAAGCGCCGATTCCATCCTGTCCATTGCTGATTCGACCATTGCAAGAGGGGAACGGTGACCCGTCATACCCATCATGCGCTCAAACATCCGATCCATTGCTCTTAATTGATTTGTTACCATTTTTTTCTCCATTGTTACACCGTTAGTACACCTAAAAATTTTCCCTAGTTAGTAGGGCTCACAAACAAAGGGTTCATAGGATTCATCTGATTCCACAAATTACGAACCCATTTTAATTCTTCTGGTCTATCAAGATAGTATTGAATTTGTCTTTCAGTAAGGCCTTTCATCCAAGGCTCATCATATGCAGAAGCTGGAAGGTTATTAAGAATCTCTTCAATAAAAGCATCGTTCCTGGCTCCAACAGAAGTTCCTCCAGCCCCTAAAGGTCCTTGTGTTGTTATTTCATGCGCCTGTCTAACAGCTTGCTCTACAAGATCAGGATTAACATTAAATCCAGCCTTTCCCAGTATCCCCTTCAAAGCCTTTCCAAGCATACCTATCGAAGTATTATTAAGAAGTCCGCCAAAAATAGTATTTAAAGCTCTTCCAAGAGGTGTAGTTTTTTCCATTGCCTCTTTCTGTAGCTTCTCTAGCCTATCAAAAATAAGTGCTCTTTGCTCTTTTGGCATACGATCTATAGTTTCAATAGCTTTAGTATACCCAATTCTCGGGTCTCTAGACGGATGTTTAGATCGCCATCCTGATTCCCATGGAGTTAAATTATCAAAATAAGAAGCATCCATTTCTTTTTCTTGTTGCTCTCTAGATATACTACCAATGGACGGGTCTCTAGACGGATGAGCTGACGGAGCAATCGGATCAGTATTAGTTGCACCCGGATTCGTCCTCTGCGCCCCGATTGCCACTGCTTCATTCATGGCTTGCTCTTGAAACGAGCGTGTTGGTCCAACAGGATTAGAGTCAGGAGATACTGGATCAGTATTAGATGGATCATCAAACATACCCATCGCTTCCATGTTGCTTCTTACTGAATCCGCGGTTACTCCTTCGATACTTTCAGGACCTACTGGAGCTGCGTCAGGAGATGCACCAGTCATCATAGCCTGACGCTCTCTTTCGCGCTCTCTTGCATCCATCATGGCATCAAGCTGAGACATAGTTTTTTCGCTCTCTGTCTCCCCCCAAGGATCATCATCAAGTTGAGCTGACACATGACCAAGAGCCTTAGCAATAGCTGCCTCAAAAGCTTCTATGGACATTGCTTCACCCGTACCAGGACCGCCTGCTACATCACCTGGGTCAAAGCCCCCAAAAGCAGGAGCATCTGGGCCTAATGCTGCACCACCTACTGCTGATTCTGCTCCTGTTCCGGCAGAACCTTCAGTAGCTGATCCACCTCCACCATGATCAGGATGTCCTCCTCCGTGAGCGCCAGCTGGTCCAGCCATATCAGTACCCCTTGGAAGGCTTCTTCATAACCTTCTTGCCAGATTTCTTAGCGTATTGCTTAGCCTTCTTCATTCCAGCTTTGGTATAAGCAAATTTTTTAGTTCCTACTTTAGGCATATTAGTTTAGAAGCTCAGGCTTCTCCTCCATGCTTTCCTGCAGCTTATCAATGATAGACTCGACATCAACTGCCTTCTTGACTTCTACTGTAGTTTTCTTAGTTTCAGTTTTGTCCACTTCCTGTTTGGAATAGGTGGAACGATAGTTAAACTTGTTGACCATCATAAAGGCATACAGGGAGGTATTAAAGGATTTGTTTTCCAGATTGTCTCTACCTACCTGAATCCAATGTGCTTCTGATGCTTGAATACCCAGCTCAACAGTACGCTGGAAATCTCCCTTCCTTTCGTCCTTGAGCCACCTGTAGAACGTAGCTTTATGAATACCCAGAAATCTACATACCTCAACTACTGTCGCACCTCCGGCAAACATTTCAATAACCTTTTTCTTATTGGCGGTATTCCATACACTGTTGTGTACGACAGAGCCGCCTCTACGCTTAACAGGATTTGCAGCCATTATTTAGTCCTAGGCTTTGATTTTCTTGCTTTAGGTGGAGAACCTTTACCTGAAGAAACTCTTCCAGAGCCTCTGCATGTGGGGCATATTTTAGTACCTGGCTTACGTCCATCACTTCCGCCGTGTTTACCGTCTCCAGGGCCTCTTCCGCTTCCTTTTCCTGGGCCCGAAGGGCCTGGTCCATAACCTTTAGGCATTTCTGTTCTCCATAGTTGTAAGGTGGGGCCGTGTCAGCAGAAAGGGAGAAGGGACCCTCTATCGAGGGGAGAGATGTGCCGACACGTGCCCCGAATCTTTACTTATATTATACCATATTGGGGGGTTCTCGTGTCTCAATTTTTAAATAGATCAATCATTTAGCATATATTTTAGCATTCTTACACAATATTTTGCTAAATGGAACTAGATATAGATAAAGAAACAGATAAAGATATATTAATATTATATATATAATATATATTATATAGAAGTATTAATATATATATTATAATAAGGGACCCACTTACCTGTGGATAACTTTCCAATTCCCCTTTATAATCATATATTTAACCTAATATTTACCTGTGGATAAGTCTGTGGATAACTTGTGGATAAAAATATACCCCCAAAAAAATTTTGGGACCCTATATTTGGCCGCTAAGCCAACGGCTATCCCATTCCATATATACCAAAACACCCTATACAGAGATACACATACCATATACCACGTATACAGATACCAAACTCTTAGCAAAACGCTAGTGTGTTGTTAGTGTCGTTTTTTTATTTATATGTATGGGGCCAGGAAGCAGGATTCCTCAACCTGGATCGAACCCAACACCCCCTCGGAGTACCTTTCCATTCCACTTTTCTCAATATTCTGTAGCCCTTTCACCCTACCATAGCAGTTTAAACTTAGACTTGAAACGATTGACGCGGTTTGACGTAGACCCTAGCATATGAGACTATACATATACCGGCTCGCGGTGCAGGGGCCGGGAGGGGAAACCTCTAGAAAGGGTCGCACCCGACACTCCCCACGGCGTAGGGGATTGGTAAAGCGGTAACGTCGGCGCAGGTTGGTATCTGACGACATAGACCGTAGACCTCACAAGGTCATCGCCCCATAGAGTAGGTCGCTCAGATTGTTCTGGATAGTCTAACTATCTATTCCCTCGGACAACGTGCCTTTACTGGTGCAACGTCGATTTTCCACTTGGGATATCTGAGCAACGCACACCTTACGCTATAGTCTGTAGAGTATAGTGGAGATGGGGATGCGATGGGCCAACATGGCGCGGGAAAATGGTGTCGAGCCACCGCGTACGTGGAGAGCGTGGCAGGTGCGTAGCCTGTCTGTGCAGAACAAGCACAAGCGTAAGCGATTCTTAAATCATGGATGACGGGATACTGGAGAGTGCTCAAGCACGAGAACCCACCAATAACAACAAGTAACGGGGAAGTAAGGTATCTTGGAAGGAAATAACCGAAAGGCAAACGCGCAAGCACCACTACCAGTGGTTTCTGATCCCCCGCAAGGGCCAGGATAGTGGTCTCATTGGAAGGTGGTTTTGAGGGATTGTGCAATCACGCTCAATCCGTTCACTACTATGGAGAACAAGGCTATGCCTACTCAAAACTACATTGTTGCTGACAAAACCGAAGCCAAGAAACTCAACAATTCTGCTCGTAAGTCTTTGGAGACTGCATCAGAAACGATCCAACGTGCACTCGTAAACGGTGCGCGGTTCGTGAACGAGAAGGACAAAAAAGGCGAGAGCGTTGGGAATCTGGAGATTCTGTCGCACCTCATTCGACCGATGGGGGATACTCAAACACGCGGTATGATGGTGTCATGGGTCAAATCAAACATCGGTGCGGTATGGGATGCCGAGAACGATGGTTTCAAGGGAAAGTGCAAGGAATTCCGCGCACTGGAGATCGACTGGAGCAATCCGGACGATCCCGAATTGAAGGCGTTGATCGGCAAGCGTTGGGATCACAAACGCGCTGAGGTGTCAAAAGCCAGCATCGACTTTGTCGCGGACCTTAAGCGAATCGCAAAGCGAATCGAAAAGAATCCCGATGTCGCCCAAAAGCAGTCGATTGAGGCCCAGTATGCTTGTCAGGCACTGTTTGAAGCCTTCAAGGCGAAGCAGTTGACTGTCGCAAAGGCCAAAAAAGCGGCTTAAAGCAAACGGATTGTCCTCGAAAGAGGGCAATCCCTCAAACCCACCCACAAAACAGGAGATAAATGACCTATCACAACAAAAAAGGCCCAGGTTCTACTGAAATAGGGACTGGCGTCGACATTTCTGGCGCGAAAATAACGCTACTTGCGCCTAGAAAATACAAGGATACCCGCGTTGTCAGGCTGAGTAAGCACAAGGGGTATCAGAAACCCACTCGCTTTGCTGTTACATCAGGCAAGGCAAGGGCAAGTTATCGCCCTGCTCGTAGAAAAGGAGGCTAAATGACGTATCCTAAAGTTTGTTGTGATTGTGGAGTTGTAGTGGATGAGTCTAATTTCTTTTCAAGAAAGAGCGGGGGTTATGTGTGTGATTCCTGCTTGAATAAAAGGGCGGAAACCAAGCCGGTAGTGTGTCCGGTTTGCGGTGGAGAGGATGAGCACACTTTTGGCTCTTTGTTATGTGAAATTGGAGGTTAATATGACGTACTATGAACCTCACCCTGCTCATGTGTTGGCGGGTGATGCTATTTTTGAGTCTCGTGCGAAGATAATTCGCAAGTTGTTTGACGAGGATGACTACTGTAAAAGGTGGGATTTAGCCCACGAATTAGTGGGCAAATACACTAAGCGTGAGGTCTATGCACTGGCGGATAAGTTGGATATAGGGGCAAATTCTCCTGATCTTAGGGTAATGTGCTCAGATTTGACTGATTTTATTGCTCATCATTGCGTAACTGGGTGGGCCATAGAGGATATGTTGGCTAACCCTGCTAGTAGACTCCCGACTAGCGATGTGTGGGGTACTGAATTGTATCCCAAATGGTGACCTAGCATCCGGGGTACTCAGGGTAGGCCTGGGTGCTGAGGTGACATGGCTTACCCACTAGGGTGGTATAGGGTCTTGTCTTAACGGCTCTCAGAGGGGCTTACAGAGCGTCTCAGGGGCATAAACTGGAGGTGTTGTGCTATGAAACTGATAGGAATATCAGAGGATGTTGCGACTCACTTGCGTATCGGTATTTTGTCGCTTGTTCTTGAGTCTTATATTCACGGTGAGAGGTATTGGCCCCAACACGGAAACCTTTCTGAGAGGATTCCCAAACGGCAGACAGAGTATACTAGACACAGGCTTAGGATGATTGCTCTTAATTGGGTGGATGGACGTAGGTCTACTAACATACCTAGTTGGGCATACCCTGTGCTTGAGTCTGCGGACTACACAGCACCTAAAGATTGGAGGTAGTGATGAATGATAAGGAACGTGCTCTCAATACCCAGGTTGAGATCAGGGATGGAGAGGGTTGGTACAAGGGTAGGTACATGATAGTTCGTATTGATCCCGATGGTTCTGAGCATGAGATGGTCCATTGCGCTGACAAAAAGAATGCATTGTGCTATAAGAATTATTTATTGAGTAAGATGCAGTCTGATTTGTATGGGTATCTTGCTCGTAATATGGGTAAGGGAGTTAAGTCAATCAACAGGAGATAGTTATGTTTACGTCTACATACAACAAGGGATTTCATATGGATTTACCCAATGGAGTGCGCGTTTCTGTGCAGTGGGGGCCAGGAAACTACTGTTCAAAACGGTACGCGGGTTCAGTAAGACTAGATATGTATATGGAACCTCTTTCGCACACTAAGTGGAGTTCTGAAACTGCTGAAGTTATGGCATGGACTAACGAGAATCAAAGGGGAATTCGGGTTGATGGTGTTGAATATGACTCGGATGATGTTGTGATAGGCCACTTGGATGTGACTCAAGTGATTGATTTTATTAACAAAGCATCGGAGATGTTTAATGGAGAGTAAAAAAGTTGGGTTCAAGTCGGTGTATTATGATGTGATGTTTGTGATTGGAGATCATGCATATAATTATTTTGAATCTATCCCTTGCGTAGATGATGAACAAACATGGAAGCATGATTTTTGGTGGAAGGTATACCAGTTCTTTATTCTTAGGGGTATGCCAGATAACTGTGATATGTACTATACTTCTATACCTAATGAGGGTGCATTAAATGGAAAGTGAAGCATGGCATTTAATGCCTGTTGTATTCTTTGTTGTTGTTGTGTGGTTGTTGGGTAAACTTTTATAAGAATTCCGTGACTCTCACGGATAGGTAACGCATCAACCTTATGGTGCAAATGGAGAACTGTAATGGTATTTAAATACCTAGGACGTACCTTTAACGGTGCAGAGGCAGAAGAAATGCGAGAGTTCGCTTGTGTGGTATCAGGAATGGACAAGGATGATTCTCGTAGAGCCAAACGCATCAGGAAAAAGGAGATTCTAATGACTCATGAGCAGTTAGAGAAGGAGTTATATTACCTTGAAGATGCAAACAAAACCTGGGAGGACATCAAGAATGAATGTGTATGAAGATGATGAGGATATTGTCATCTCGTTTGATGACCTTATAAGTAGTGCTATGCCAGTGAAAGAGACGCATGATGGGAAAGAGGTTACAGTCTATCGACTAGGCCCTGATGATCGTAGCCCCCACATATCATGCAACGTAGCGAAGGATAAGTGTGCTTCATTGCTTGTCATCGCATCCTATGGGCCTTCACTTTCGATACACTGAGGATAATATTATGTCTGAAGTTACTATCACACCTAGTCAGATACCAGAAATCCTGGATGTTGCCACTAAACTGGGCATATCAACCCTGTTTACTAGCGAGCCAGGCATTGGTAAGACTGAGATTGTGACTAAGTATGGCAATGATAACTACGGAGCAACAAAAGATGTTAGGTCATCTCAACTTGATCCGGTAGATTTGAGTGGTGTGCCAACAGTACGTGATGGGTTTACTTATTTCGCTACGCCTGCTCTGTTACCTAACGTAGATCGTGACGGTGAGCAAGGTTTGTTCATTCTTGATGAGTTTGGTGACGGATCACAAGCAACTATTGTGGCAACACAGCAGTTGATTCTTGAGAAAAGGGTAGGAAGTTATGTATTTCCAGAGGGGTGGCACATCGTAGCCATGATGAACAAGAAGGAACACGGCGGGGTTAACCGAGGGCTTCCTTATCCATTGCAAAATAGGTTCATGCATTGCATGGTTGTGCTGGATGTGCCTGAGTTGCTGAGTCACTTCACTTCTAAGGGGGTTGATCCAATCGTAACCGCATTCCTTAAACAGCATGGCAATCTTGCCCACAAACGACCTGATAAGGGTGGTTCATGGGCATACCCAACGCCTAGAACATGGGAAAAGTTGGCTCAAGTAAGGGGTACTAACCCAACTAATGCTATCAAGCGTCAACTTTACTCTGCATTAGTAGGAGAGGGTGCTGCTTCTGAATTCCTTAGTCATGAGGAGGTGGCAGATCAGGTGCCTGATCCAGAACAGGTAATCAAAGAGCCTAAGAAAGCAATGGTTCCTGAGAATCCTAGTGCTCAGTATGCTATCGCTTACTCTCTTGCTTACTGGATGAAGCCTGATAACATGAAGAACATCATGGCTTATCTTGGTAGGTTGCCTGCTGAGTATGCTGTAACGAGTGTGACTGAGGCCAGGAAGATTACTCCTGAGATTGAGGAAGCACCTGAGTTTGTAGAGTGGGCTGTTGATAACCTGGATGTACTTGGACTTGATTCATAGGAGATATTATGCCATTATCTAAGAAAGGTATGCTGTTAAGTGTATCGCTGTCTATCCCTTCCGGACGTAAGGTAGACAGAGATATATCGGAGAAGGTTGCCAGTGATTACAATGTAAAGGGAGGTAGTCGTGACTCTGGTAACTTTAACAAGATTACAATCTCATCTAAATATCTTCAGCCATTTAGGAATATTAAATCCAAGATGGTTGAAGCACCAAACTCAACAATTAAAACCATGACGTTACCCTGGTTGCATGAGAGCGGTGGTGTATTTATATTACCGAACAAGAAAATCCTAGAGTTTTCAAAGGTTTGGCGTAAGCAGAAAGCCTTGTGGGATTCTGAGATACAAGCCTTAAAGAATGGTAAGTATCAGGAGGCTCTTGATGAGGCGGAGATAAGGCTCAACAAGAAGGGTGGTATGTTCGATTCATTAGACTACCCAACAGTTGAGGAGTTCACTGATAGATTCAAGATGGAGCAGTACCTCAGACCTATTCCAGAGGAGCATAACATGGACTTGAGGGCTTCAGTTGGTGAACTTGAGGCTGAGCGGATACGCAAAGAGGTGCACGACAGCGTAGCCAAGAGCATGGAAAAGATGAAGGAACTTCTAACATCCAGGATTGAGAGCGAGATGCATGGCCTCAAAAATATACTAGCATCCGAAAGGGTGACGGTATATGAGTCTAGGTTGGAGGGTCTTAGGAATCTAATCGACTCAATCAGTGGATTGAATTTTACTGATGACACTTTTTTGACAGACTTAGAAACCTATATGAAAGAGAATCTGTATCTCTATGCTCATGACTTGAGAGGTAATGAGACAAAACAGAAGGAGGCTTATCGACATATCAATAAGGTGATAAGTTATATTTGTAGCGAAGAAACCTTTGATCAAACGATGTCTAAACTGGACGGAACATATGGATATTGAACGCAAGTTACAGATAGCAAGAGCGCAATGCTTGATGGACTATCCTTTCTTTGGGCATTTGCTTTTGTCGATGCCAATCAAGGAGAACAATAGTATTCCTACGTTTGCTGTTGATGGTAAGTTTATCTATTACAACAGTGAGTTTATTCAGACGTTAAGTATGGATGACCTCAAGTTTGTTTTAATGCATGAGACTATGCACCCTGCTTTCTTTCATCTAACAAGACGAGGCACTCGTGAACACACGATATGGAATATGGCGGGTGATTATGTTATTAATTGGTTGCTTGTAGATAATGGAATGAAACCCCCTGCTGATGTTCTTATTGATCAGAAGTATGATAGCGCCTGGAATACTGACATGGTGTATGATGATCTGATTAAGAACGCAAAGCGGATTACTATTAAAGGTCTTGGAGATATGCCATGCACAGGACACTTCAAAGATGGTGAAGGTCAGAGCGAGGCAGACAAGTCAGAGACTGAGAACAAGTGGAAGACTAAAATTATTGCAGCAGCAAATGCTTGCAGTAAGAACAGAGGTACTATCCCAGGTCACTTCAAAGAACTAATCAATGAGATACGCAATCCAAAGGTAGACTGGAGAGATAAGTTATATGCTCTTGCTACTGAACCAATGAGGGATGAACATTCATGGAGGCGTCCCAATCGTAGGTTCATAGGCAAGGAATTATATCTTCCATCCATAACAAAGATTGATGGGCTGCGTAAAATTATCTTTGCGGTTGACACAAGTGGATCAATGAATACTGATCTATTGATTGAGGCTTGGTCTGAGATAGTATCAGTAGTGGAGGACTGTGATGTCGATGAGCTTATCATTATGGATGTGGATACTGACGTTAATCATATACGAAGGTTCTCAAAGGATGATCTACCTGATGCACTAGAGGTAGTTGGCAGAGGTGGCACAGCCTTTGAGCCTGCGTTTGATTGGGTCATTGAGAACGATGAGGACCCAGCCGTACTAATATATTTCACAGATTTGTATGGTTCGTTTCCTCAATATGATCCAGATTACCCAGTGATATGGGTAAACTATGGTGCGAAGGATACTCCGTGTCCTTTCGGTGAAGTAATAACTATTGAATAGGAGAACAAGATGTCTTTAATGCATGATGATTATAGATTTTCTACTTTTAATGATGGTCTGGATGCTGTCAAGAAACACTATGATTATGAGATTCAGATAGCCAGACTTGAGCATGAGAACTTCTTTATAATGAGGGAGAATGATGGGTATGCTTTCAAGGCTGATATGAAGAGCAGACACTATACCGATCAGAGTCCGGAAGAAGATGATCCAATGTCAGCGCAGACTCAGATAAAATACTATGATGATGGGGATATTGAGGTAGATTTTTCTCTCGCTAGAAGCGGTAGGAGTTGGATATATAACATGGATCAACAAATTCTATCGGTACTACCACCTAATATACACTACTATGATTGCCGAGATAAAAGATATTTTATCTACGATAAGGATGAGTCTGATGTTAGACGCAAGCATTATGAAGTAAGTAAAGTATTTGAAAAGAAAGATAATATCATCAGGTTCTGTAAGAATGGTGATGTTAAGGGTGCTAAAGAGGTTAAGCGAGGCGAGAAAAAGTTCGCTGAAGATAAACCAATGAAGGATCAGATGGATAACAAGCACTTCAAAGAGATGACTAAAGCCAGATTGGATAGTGATTTCCTTATTGAGTATAACCAATTGTATGCTACCTTTAGAGGTATAAAAACAGGTCTTTACCATATGGCTTTAGAGATGTTTCGCCCATCTAAGATGCAGGAGTATGGCGCTGCCCCAAACTCTGGCATGATCCGTAGACTACACGTTGCCAGGTTTATTAGAGACCCGAGTGAGCAAGTTAAAGCAGAGAAACTCGCGCTAAGTATTGTTGGTGATATTCCAGCCAGTTGTTTTGGGCCTAACCTAGCGAGGATGAAAGAGAGACATGACACAAACGCAACTGTTTGATAACTCAGTAGAACTTACTGAAGAGGATCATGATATACTTATGTTCTTGCTAGATGAAACATCATGTAGTATTGATGATGGTAAGGATGATACGATCATGACTGATATGACACGCCTAAGAATGAGAGGGTTCGATGTGATTCAGTGCTATGATATAATGGATAGCACTAATAATAATCCTTTCGGTTATGTAATATGAAAACAATTTTATCTTTGTTTGATTACTCTGGCGCCTGGTCTAAACCTTACAAAGATGCAGGATATGATGTAGTTCAAATGGATATAAAACATGGGCAGGATATAAGATGGACTTATCATTTAGACAAAGAGGTTCATGGCATTCTTATGGCTCCTCCGTGTACTGCGTTTGCTGTTAGCGGAGCTCAGTACTGGAACGCTAAAGACCAGGATGGAAGGACTGTTGATGCTGTAGCATTAATAGATGCAGCCCTAAGATTTGTTGCTTTGTATGATCCAGAATGGTGGGTGCTAGAGAATCCTGTTGGTAGATTAAGAAGATGGCTTGGACCTCCGACTCATATGTTTAATCCATGTGATTATGGTGATCCATACACCAAGAAAACTCTCTTGTGGGGTAAGTTTAATATCCCAAAAGAGAATCCAGTACCACCCCAAAAGGTATGCAAGCAGGGAAGTTGGATACAAAAGTTAGGTGGCAGTTCAGAGAGGACAAAGGAGTTAAGGAGTATGACGCCACCTGGATTTGCTCAGGCATTTTTCGATGCCAACCCTTGAGTATGTTATAATATATATAGGAGAAATTAAATGTCTTTAGATTTAGAATACGTTGACAAACATGATTTGTCTAAAGGTTTATTGTTAAGTGTTGAGCATAATGAAAATTCTTGTGTTCTTTTATCGCAAGATAAGGTTGAAATATATCTTACTTGGGAAGAAGCAAATGCATTGGTCTCTGTTATAATTGCTCATAGAGAAATGATGGATGCTAAGGAAAGGTTGGGAAGAATTCCTGCGATGACACCACCTGGGGTAGAGCGACCAGAAGATGTTCATTAAATGGGGAAAGGGATCAGCGTTTATGTTTGGTAGAATAGAGGGAGATGATACTCATAGAGTAGAGAGAAACCGTACTGCTGATAGTAAGAGATGGAAGTTTATGATATCAGATAACATTACATATAGATATGTAGACGATAGAGAATTCCATACCAAAGAAGAACTTGAAGAAGCAGTGTGTGAATGGATAAGAAACAGGAAAAAGAAATGAAAACATTTAGTGATTTTGGTATAAAGATACCGGCTCGCAGTTCAAGTGGGCAAGTAAATACACAATGTCCAGAATGTTCTTCTCAACGTAGAAAGAAGAAAGCACCCTGCTTGTCTGTAAACATAGACGAAGGTGTGTGGCTATGTCATCACTGTGGTTGGGCGGGAACGCTAAGCAATGGAACCAATGGAAACAATGTATCACTGCATTGGAGGAAGCCTAAGTTCACCAAGCCTGAGCCACTACCTGTTACTGCGCTTAGTCCTGAAGTTGTTAAATGGTTTGCTGATAGAGGTGTAAGTGAAACAACTCTAGAAGAGAACAAGATCAATGAGCGCAAGGTTTATATGCCACAGATAGAGGCGCTGTCTAACTCTATTGCTTTTCCATACTATAAGAACGGTGAATTAATCAACGTAAAGTATAGAGATGGGAAGAAGAACTTTCGTTTAGAGGCTGGAGCACAGCGTGGATTCTATGGCATTGATGACATTGAGGGTGATGATATACATTGTGTTATTGTTGAGGGTGAGATAGATAAGTTGTCATTATGGGAGGCAGGGATTAGAACTTGTGTGAGTGTACCAGATGGAGCACCACCTGTTAACAGTTCTGATTACTCCTCTAAGTTTGATTACTTAAATGATCCGTGGCTACACGCAGAGAAGTTTAATAATGTTTCAAGGTTTGTCATTGCTGTTGATAACGATGAGCCAGGTGCTAAGTTAGAGAATGAATTATCCCGCAGACTAGGCAAGGATAAATGTTACAGAGTTGTGTGGCCAGAAGGATGCAAGGATGCTAACGATGTATTGGTTAAGTATGGCAAGACTGTATTGTCTGAGTGTATTGAACACGCCAAGCCATATCCAATCATGGGCACTTACGATGCCACTAATCTATCTGATTCGATAGACAGGCTTTATGAGGGAGATATTGAGAAGGGTGTAAGCACAGGTTGGGAAACTGTCGACCCATACTATTTAGTTAGGCCGGGAGCGTTCACGGTAGTAACAGGTATACCAGGTAGTGGTAAATCTAACTGGTTGGATGCGATGATGGTTAACGTAGCAAAGAATCATGGTTGGAACTTCGGTATATTTTCCCCAGAAAATCAACCACTTGAGGATCATATGGCTAGGGTGCTAGAGAAATATGTTGGTCACCCTTTCTTCGATGGGCCTACCCCATGCATGACTAAGGAAGAACTGGAAGATGGCAAGCAGTGGCTGACCAAACACTTCACTTGGATTCTTCCTGACGATGATAAGGAGTGGTCTATTGATGTTATTTTAAATGCTGCAAAAAGGTTGGTGCTTACAAAGGGTATCCGTGGTCTTGTTATTGACCCGTGGAATGAGCTTGAACACTTGCGTAGAGATGGTCAGTCTGAGACAGAATATATTTCTGTGGCACTAAAGAGGGTGCGTCAATTTGCTAGAAAGTATGGTATACATTTATGGATTGTTGCCCACCCTGCCAAGTTATATCGTGATAAAAATGGGAAGATTCCCATCCCAACTCCATATGATATCAGTGGCTCTGCTAGATGGAGGGATAAATCTGATAACTGTATCACCGTATGGCGCGACATGACTGAGGAAGGAAGAGCCAATAGTATAATTCAAATTCATGTTCAGAAAGTAAGGTTCAAGCAGGATGGTATTTTAGGAACCGGAGAATTAACTTATAACTGGAGAACTGGAACATATCATTTGCCATACAATGCTGCAAGAGAAGTTCCGCCAATAGTATTAAATGGATAAGACATGGAAAAAGTTTGAGCGCTGGGTGGGTGAATTCCTTACTGAGTTAGGAGATAAATCTAATAGGGTTCCAATCACAGGTAGGTCAAGAGGTAGTGCGCCAGATGTTACGAGTGATCGTCTATCTATTGAATGTAAGTATCGTAAGTCAATACCTGGATGGATCAAGGAGGCAATGGAGCAAGCGGTAGCATCATCCAAGGATGGTAAAGTGCCTGTAGTTTTCATAAAAGAAAACGGCGCATCGTTTGATGATACACTTATAGTTTTTAGGGCTAAGGATTTTAGGGAGAAATTAAAATGAATGAAGAAGAGATCATGGAACAAACGCTGGGCTTTGAAGTTTGGGGAAAGAAAAAGAATAGCCGAGAAATGGAATTGCTTGCAACTTATAGCAAAGATAATCTTGCAGAGGCTAGGAGTTTTATATCAGGAACCAATCATGTCTTACAATATATTTTGAAAACAAATGAAGCGTGAATACTTTAGTCTAGCAAGAGCGATAGCAAGTGAAGATGCTCCCTGTATTCCTTGTGTTGAATACAAAAGGTGTGCTGAGAGCAGGCTCGCATGCGAATCATATAAAAACTATTACGAAACTGGAGAAATGATGGGCGACAGGAATCCAAATAAAACAATCTACAAGAGTATATTCGATGTCGGGTTTGGAAGCACTTAAATATTTAACAATTAAATCTAGCTCTGTTCTTGAGCCTAGAGGTGGCCCACCTTGGGAGGATATTGCGGCAACTCTATCAAGAGCAAGCGACATAGCAGCATCTTACGGTAGGTACAAGTATTGTCTTGAAAAGAAATGGCGCAACAAATTATTGAGGCCGTTGTTTGATAATGCAATGAAACTTGAATGGCATAAATCAATAACACCAGAAGATATATTTAATACAGTAGGTTTAGCATTAGATGAGATGACCAATCCATCCATATGTCCTAAGTGCAATGGAAGAAAAGAGGTTATAATAATGGATAAACTATACAAGTGTGACTTATGCTTTGGTCTTGGCAGAAAATCTATGTCCGATAGAGCAAGAGGTATATATATAAAGAATGAAAGAAATATATTTTATAGACATATTAAATATAATTACTTTAATAATATAATACCTATGATAGAAGAATGGGAGTTAGAACTACAAAGAGTATTTAATCCATACCGGAGAGTTAAGTGAAGAACAAGAAGTACCTTCAATGGGTAGCGGAACAACCATGTATATACTGCGGACAAGATTCACAGGCTCACCATCTTAGAGTCCAGGCTCTTGGTGCAGGAATGGGGAAGAAAGTTCCAGACTATTTCACATTACCGGTATGTTATAATTGCCATGCTGATTGTCACAATGGTACGATTGATAAAGAAACTCAGATGAGATGGTGCTTACAGACAATAGGCAGGGCATTTGAGTATGGTATAATAGAATGGAGGGATAAATGAAAACTCAACGGTTCAAGTTATATGATATACATCAGAAGAATAGATGTGTTGATTACATAAAAGAACTAAAGAATAGTTCCAAAGAACCTTATGAAGTTCTGATAAGACCATATAACAAAAAGAACCAGAGGTCTATTGACCAGAACAATAGGTACTGGCACATTATTAGAGAGGCTGCAAATGAAATCGGGTACACCGCTAACGAGTTGCACTCCATCATGTGTGTTCAAATCCTGGGGACTAACACAGTAACCAACCTAGAAGGAGAGGCAGTAGAGGTAGCGGTACAAACATCAGGGCTTAGCGTCGAGAAGTTTGCTGAGTATATGGAAAGAGTTGAATCTGTTTTGATTGAGGCTGGATTCTATAACCCAACAACCATGAGCAGGGAGGTCAATCAGTTATGAGTTGGAGACAGCAGCAAGTAACAGAAGAAGAACAATTCAAGGAGGAATATGAAGAGTGGTTAGATAAGATGCAAAAGGACGATGAAGAAGATCATTACCGTGAGTATCTAGATTCACTTAAAAAGGAAAGGGATAAGCATGAATAAGATAGAGATGGCATTAAAGAGACCGTTCCCTGAGTCAAAGATTCGTTGGCGTAAGGGTGGAGGCGGCGCTGAGTTAGCGTACATCACAGCTCGAGATGTAATGGACAGGCTTGATGCGACAGTTGGGTTTGCTAACTGGCAAACAAGTTACCGATGGATTGGAGATCGTATGATCTGTAAACTATCGGTTAGAATTGATGGTGAATGGATTACTAAATCAGATGGTGCCGATGATTCTAATATCGAAGGCGCAAAAGGAGGAATCTCAGACGCCCTCAAACGAGCAGCAGTTCTTTTTGGAATCGGCAGATACCTATACCACCCCAACGCTTTTGATCGCAATAAGAAGCCTGCTGTGTGGGCTACGCCGGAAGGTTTCGATAAACTAATGGAGAAGATAAATGAAACCAAGAAGTAAAAACAAAAAGGAAAAAGAGTATGACAACCTGCAAGTAGAGGAGGCTAAAAATAAACTAATCAAGGAAGCAATCTCATTTGAGAATATGTTTTCAGAATGTGAAGGTGATGTATACTATAGTATGTACCGAGACTTCTCTAATTCAGTGATGCATTATGAGAGAGAGAAAGAGATAGCAGATATGCCAAAGGTTTCAGAGAACTGGGACTGGAGCGAAGGTGTAGTTGGAGAGTTTAGATATAGGGGTATCTAATGCATTGGTATAGCAGAGAAGGCAAGCCTTGTCATTTCGTTAAAGGAAAGAACGGAAAGACTAGAGCAACAACACTGAGAGATGCTAGGAAACATGGATGGATGCCGTCAGTTACATCTGTCCTAGATATTTTAGCAAAGCCAGGGCTTGACAATTGGAAGATCAACAAAACTATTGAGGCTGCTGCTACAGTAGATAGAAGTTTTGTTGATGCCGATGTATGGAAGGCCAAGGTTATTGAAGAGAGCAAGAAGGAAACTTTAGAAGCATCCTTCAGAGGAAGTAGGATACATGATATGTTAGAGTCCTGCTTCAAGAAAGAGTTAGAACCTACAGGAGATGACGCTAATATCTTTCATGCAGTAGATGCATTACTAAAAGTAAACTGTGGTGAACAGAACTGGAGATCAGAAGAAGTAGTATGTAATTTACAGAAAGGTTATGGTGGTATGATAGATTTGGTATCAGATGAATGGGTCATTGACTTCAAGACCAAAGAGTTCACTACTGGTAGCAAACAATTGGCATATGAATCAATGGCTTACCAATTGATCGCTTATGAAAGAGCATTGCCTGCACCACCTAAACGAATTGCTAATATATTTATTAGCGCAAACAATCCTGGAATAGTAGTATTTCATGAATGGGATGAAGCAGACTTCAACAGATACTGGACTATATTTGAATCATCTTTAACGGTATGGAAAAATGTCAAAAAATATTGGCCAGAAAGACACAGTAAAGAAGAAGAATCCAGTGGCTAAACACGCTTATAAATTTAATAAGCCTATAGTTATTCCATCTGGAAAGTTGTATAAACGAAAAAGTAAACACGGAGAAAACAATGAAGGGAATTAATAAGGCAATTATCCTTGGTCATGTATGGAAAGACCCAGTCATTCGTACCACTAAGAACGACAGCAAGATTGCTCAGGTTTCTATGGTAACTGAATCAGGTTACGGAGAGTATAAGAAAGCTGACTGGCATAACGTAGTGTTCTTTGGGAAGCAGGCTGAGGTAGTAGACAACTACGTAACCAAGGGCACAAACCTGTATGTTGAGGGATCAATTGATTATCGTAAGTATACTGATAAAAGCGGTGTAGAAAAATATACAACCGACATTAAGGGATATCAGTTGCAGATGATAAACAGTCCTGATGCATACAAGGAAGTAGAAGGATCAGCACCGGAAGGTAAGCGAGAGGTTCCAGCATCTGCTAAAGCAGAGATGGCATCTATTAGCAACCAGGTAGCTGCCGATGACATACCGTTCTAAGGGAGAACCGAGAGATGAGATCATCTATTTCCTTGCAAGACATATCTATGCTAACCCAAAAGAAAAATCTGTTAAGTTTAGTTCTTGGGCTGAATGTTTCAGACACCATGCAGGATGCACTTTGCAGGAATACATGGAGTATGCTAAAGAAAATAACCTAAAGGAAAAGTATATACATGAGCGACAAAATAGAAGTTGACTTGATGGACATTGCTTATTCCGCACCGGAAAGAGCAACCGAGTTCTCTGTTGGGTATGATATTTACTCAGCAGAGGACCAGTGCATTAGACCATTGGATAGAAAACTTATCCGTACAGGATTTAAGTTACACCTTCCAGTAGGGATTGAAGCGCAGATAAGAACCCGTAGCGGATTGGCAAACAAACATGGAGTATTTGTTTTAAACTCTCCAGGAACTGTTGATCCTGACTACAGGGGAGAGGTAAAGGTATTGTTATTTAACTCAGGGCCTACCCCATTTGATATTGAAAGGGGGGATAGGATTGCTCAGATGGTATTCGCTTATTACTTATCGCCAGTTATTAGCGAAGGCGCTGCAGTAAGTTACATAAGAGGTGAAGGAGGTTTTGGTAGTACAGGTATTAATGATATTAAATTGGATAAAGTGAATGAAATTTAAAACACAACTTGGTGAAGATATATTTAAAAATAAATATGCATCTACTGAATACGAGACATGGAGCGATAAAGCTCATGCTGTAGTCAACAGTGTATGCGGTGACTTCAATGGAACCAAGAACAATCTAATGGAAAAGACTGACAGGGATCAACTGGCTCAGTACATTGCAGACTTTAAGTTTGTTCCAGGGGGTCGCTATCTATGGTACGCAGGAAGAGATGCTAGGTTTTATAACAACTGCTACCTTCTAAGACTTGAGGAGGATTCAAGAGAAGAATGGGCTGGAGTTACGCAACGAGCAATGTCATGTCTTATGACAGGAGGAGGGATAGGTGTAGATATATCCAGAGCAAGACCATCTGGCCGGAGATTAAAAAGAACAGGTGGTGTAGCTTCTGGCCCCATTCCTCTACTATACACTTTAAACGAGGTTGGTAGAAACGTAATGCAGGGAGGTAGTCGAAGGTCTGCACTGTATGGCAGTATGAACTGGCAGCATGAGGATGCACCAGCTTTGCTTAAAGCAAAGAACTGGCATGACCTTAATGTTGGAGACACCACTATTGCCGAACTAAAAAAGGCAGACTTTAATTTCCCTGCTCCATTAGATATGATGAACATATCTCTTAACTATGATGATGCATGGCTAAAGGATCAGATGAATCCTGTGTTTGTAGAGAATGTAAAGCAAGCCATGATGACAGGAGAACCTGGGTTCTCATTTAACTTTGGAGATAAACAAAATGAAACACTTAGGAATGCTTGCACGGAGATTACGAGTGAGGATGATAGTGATGTCTGTAACCTTGGTTCTGTTAATCTGGCAAACATTGAAACAATTGAAGAGTTTAGCGATGTGGTTAATCTCGCTAGTAAGTTCTTGGTATGTGGGCTTATCAGAGCACAAGTACCGTTTGAAAAAATAGCCAAGGTCCGTAGACAAAACAGTCGTATCGGCCTTGGACTTATGGGAATGCATGAGTGGTTGCTTAAACGTGACTCACGATATGAAATGACTGATGAACTTAAACAATGGATGAAGGTATATGAACGAGAAAGCAAACGATCCGCTGACCAGCATTGCGACAGACTTTTTCTCAAACGTCCTAAAGGCTACAGAGCAATCGCTCCGACAGGGACTATTAGCATCCTCGCCGGGACGACCTCTGGAGTGGAGCCAATCTACGCCGTGGCATACCGCAGGCGCTACCTTACAGATGGAACACGATGGAAGCATCAATTTGTCGTTGACGGTACGGCCCAAGCTTTAATCGACGGAGGTATTGATCCTAATAAGATTGAGTCTGCTGTTGACCTGGCATCTGATCCAGAACGCAGGATTAAATTCCAATACGAACTACAGAAATATGTAGATCATGCTATTAGCAGCACCATTAATCTTCCAGCATGGGGAACAGAACTAAATGGAGAGCATACTGTGGATAAATATGCTACTACTATTGCTAAGTATGCTAGTGGACTACGCGGTCTGACTGTGTACCCTGATGGAGCTAGAGGCGGTCAACCAATTACATCAGTACCTTACGAGGAAGCTCATGCTAAGCGTGGTGTTATCTATGAAGACAACTCAGAAGAGCAATGCCTTAGCGGGGTATGTGGTATATAAATATAATGGAGAAGCAGAGTGAAAGGGAAGAAAAATCTATTAGTAATACCGGATTGTCACGCAGCACCTGAGTATGATAACGATAGGTTCACTGCATTAGGTAACTTCATAGTAGCTGAGCAGCCAGATATTATTGTATGCTTGGGAGACTTTGGCGATATGCCTAGTCTCTCATCATACGATAAGGGAACTAAAGGGTTTGAGGGTAGGAGATACAAGAAGGACGTAGACTCTATACTAGATGCCCAGGATAAATTGTTTGCTCCTATTAAGAAGTTCAATGAGAACAAAAGAAAAAGAAAGGAGAAACAATACAAACCTAAAATGCATATGTGTTTAGGTAATCATGAGGATAGAATAGACAGAGCAATTAACTCTGCTCCTGAGCTTGACGGCGCTATCTCAATGAAGGACCTACACTATGAAAAGAATGGATGGAAGATCACTCCATTTAAGGGATGCTTATCCCTGGAGGGAATAAACTTCTCCCATTACTTTACATCTGGTGTAGCAGGAAGACCTATTAGTTCAGCACACATTGGCCATCAATTAGTTTCTAAGCTGCACTGCTCAGCGGTGCAAGGACATTCTCACTTGTATAATCACGCAGAACAAACACGACCAGACGGTCAAAAGATATTCGGGCTAAGCGCAGGATGCTTTTCTCACCCACACTACTCGGAGAGTTGGTGTAGAGATACTGAATACAATTGGTGGAGGGGAGTTGTTACTTTAAACGGACTAGATGGAGAGGGATATTATGATGACATACATGCTGTAACTCAGCGCAAACTATTGAGGGATTACACATGACAGAAAAGCAGCTAAAGCCGTGCCCATTCTGTGGAGAAGAAGCAGTAATAGCAGACATATTATTAGGATGCCCAGAATGTTTAGTTACATTTTCTTTTTTACCTAACAACAAAGAACAAATAAAAACGGCTATTGATAAATGGAACACTAGATATGCTGGGTGATGTATTTAAGATAATACTTTTTTACATATCCTATATCTTGCTAGCTGGTTTTATAGTTTTTCTCTTTAATTGATTCCTATCCCCCCCTTTAATTAGGGGGGATATTTTTTTTATACATCCAGGAGGGATAACAGTAAACCCAAACCACTCGCCCTTCTCATCTTTGGTAGTTGCTATACGTACTTCATCATCATTATTATTAATTAAATATCCATATGACCAGAAGGTTGGCAACTTAGTATCTTCATACCTTTCCCATCCGGCAGTAGAAATTATATCCTGCCATTCAACTTCAACATAATCTATTGCAGGGCCTGAGCTTTTTCTGCCCATTCCATTATCTCCAAATATTTTTGTGTAGCAAATTTATTATACTCATCATATAACTCTTGTCTTTTTTCTTCTGTTAGATTTGGATCAGACATAACTTTCTCTGCTCTTTTCATAATATCAGTAAGTTCTTTTTGAGTCCAATACGCTTTATTCTGCATCTCGTAATCACCTATCTTTATGGTATTTATACCAAACCAAGATAGCCACGCATCAAGCTCACCATACTTTGTAAATCCATCCTTACCTATATTACCCTCAATAATATCATAAGCATACATGGTTTTCCACAGAGGACCTCCTCCTGATGCAATATCCCCCGCTCTATTTCTTGGCATAAGCATCGGCGGTATCATGTACGATGCCATAAACATCATAATATCCTGGGCCTGCTGATGAGGTGTATCGTTCTCATTCCATACAGGCTGACCAGTAAATGGATCGACATTCTGCAATCCACCTAGCAACCCTTGAACAGGACCTCCTAACACGCCAATAGTTTTTACAGCTTCTCCGATTTCTAGATTTGCTAAGTCCCTAGCGACAGAGAAATGAGCGCCCCAAGGCAAGAAGTAACTCATATCAAATGCCACCCACTTACCATTGTCATCTTTGTATGGCAAGAAGAAAACATTACCATTATTTTCTGCATACTCTGGAAGGAATGCCTTTAATGCTTCAACATCTTCTTCATCAAGCTCATCAAACTGAGACATTAATACTTCTGCCATAACAAATGGAAGTGCTAAGTATTTTCCTGTAGCAATAGGATGCTTCTTAACATTCCTAATCATTTGAGTTAAAGCTTTAGCATTAAACGTAATGAAGGGGGAGCCAAGAGGCATGGAGCGCAAGGTTCTTATTAAGGGAGACACGTTGCTATAGTCTAGCAATGCCTCGTTTGCCTCCATAGCAGCGTCTGATTCATTGTATCCTTGGTTCTCCATAAGGTCTATAATCTTAGCAATCTTAAATAACACTTCCGTCTTTTGATACAGCCTACCAAATACGTTCGCATTATCCATAAAGATTTTTAGCTTTGACCAGGTCTGCATCCCAGCAATATCTTTAGTTGCTTTAGCGAACTCTTTGTCTATTCTTCCAAGCTCTTCAGATGCAAAAGTAGTTTGTTCAATACCATACTTCCTTGCTATCTGCATATACTTTCCGTTATTAACAATGTTATCCATCGCATTATTAAGAACACTTGGTATCCTCCAGATAGGAACTCCAGAAGCATTTAAGAAAATAGTATTAGATATAGCGTTTCTTGCCTGAGCAGGAACCTGCATTGGAACGTGTGTATATTTAAATGCTTTTTGAACTCTGGTAAATAAATGTAGTATTGAATTCAACACTTCATTCTGAGACGAGATTGCTCCCTGCTGAGTTATATCATCCCAAATAATCTTATCTACCCACAGACCTTGCATCCCGCCGTAACGCACAGACTTAGGAATACGCTTGTACTTCCTTGTGTCAGCATTCTTTATCTCTGGATACTTGGCAATTACCTTGTCAATCTTATTGGCAAATGCTTCCTGCTTTTTAGCATCATCAATCTGACCTCCCTCTCTCAGTATAGCAGCCCTCTGACGTATCTCTCCAGAAAGATTCTTAAAGTATACTGTCGTACCTGATACACCATCTATCTCTACTACCTGATTAGGAAGAACCCAGCCAACATTAGCTGGATCACTTGCTATGTAGTTTAAGTAGTTGATGGTAGCTAAGTCGCTACCTACCATAGAGATATATCTTGAAGCAAGATAAGCAGGGTCTTTTATTCTACCTGATACCAGGTCCTCAATAAAAGATTCCTCGTCTTTTCTGGCTCTGGTATAGCCCATGCTTCCCGGCATGTACCCTGTTCCTAACCTATCCTGCCCACTCTGAACGTACTTCAAGTAAACTCTAGGCAAGTACTGCCCTTTCAATTCCTCATATTGCTCTTCCTTTAAGACGCCAGCATCTACAGCATCCTGACCAAGCCTTTCGATTTGATCTTTAGCCTTTACTGCGGCCTCTCTTATGGTCATTGTCGATTGATTTTTAGGCCCAGGTTTAGTGCCGCGCAACACGGATTCGAACGGAGCGTACTCAATCTTCCTGTTCGGAAGCGCATCAGGACTTGCTCCTCGGGTCTCAAAGAATTTAGTTAGAGCTTCCTTCTCTTTCTTTCCTTTGACGTTAGCTAGCACATCATGCAGAATCCTGCCGAAGTTATGAGCCTCTTCTTTCTTACCTTTCATAAGCATGGCTTGCTTTTCAAGAAGCCTATACCCTTCAAGGGTCATCTTAGGTTCGATGTATTTCTGGATCATCTTGAATCCAGACAAGAGAGAGCTTCTACCTTTCTCAGCCCACTGAGTATTCTCTACCACTTCCTTGGTTATGCGCCTACCTCTGCTTTCAGATATTGCAGGCTGTCCTTCTCTAAACCCAAGCGAAGTAGCATTCTTAAATTGCCCATCTTCAAGAAGGATATATCCTGTAGAAAATACGTCTTCATACATATTAGTATACTTAATAGAATCATACCCAGCATCTAATATAGCTTTTCTAATTTCACTAGCAAAAGTAGTTCTTCCTACCTCTTGTTCCTTGCCGTAAATTTTTAGTACTTTCTTTGTATCAGTCCAGTCTGTTATTATATTTAATATCCTCTCCCCAAGAGGACCATCTAAACCATCATGGAATAATAGGTCTTGATCTTCTATAGCATTCCTCCAAGCGACAGGGATATTCCACTTCCCAACATCAGGCAACTCTAAAGGATTTTTTATTTTTATATACCCGGCATATGGAACAGGCTTTGGCGCACCTGATTTTACTGCCGCTACAGCCGCAGCTTCTAACGTTCCCACTTGTAAACCGATCTCAGTCTTCTCAATAACTGGAGCAGTCCAAGCAAAAGGACTTGCATGCCATACCTTATCCTTCACTAAAGAATCTTTTAGGAATTCATATTTCTTTTTGCTTGAGTACCTTTGGCGTAGCTTATCATTATCCGGGTCTCTTAATGCTTCAGAAGGAACCTTACCTACAGCGTACTGGATAAGACTTGTTATATCATTTACGTCTACTTCAGGTTCCGCATTAGTATCAAAAGGCTTAGTGATCTTTTTAAAGAAGTTAACAAATGCCTTGGTAATTCTATCCCAAAGAGTCGGTTTGATATCTGCTGCTTTGAACTGTATTACATGAGCAAGAACCTCTTCCCATAACACACTGTTTTTTTCATGCCTTACATACGTACCATCTGACTTCTTTACAGCAGGAGGGCCTATAACAGGAGGATACTTTCTATTCTTGGTATAGTTTAAGATAACTTGATTAACAGCTTCCTGCACTACCTCATCCCCATCCCTGTTTAACTTGTACAGTTGGTCAAGGATTTGATCGAACTCTCTGCCAGAGAATATACGCTTGCCGTAGTGCACACCAATCTCATGCAAGATAAGACCTCTAGCATCGTTGGTATTATTGGCAATGTTATCAGAGATAAAGATTATCTTTGCATCTGTCTCATCTACAAAGGCATTCGTTTCTGTTGAGATTTTCTTGTATCTATTTGAAAGATTTCTAACTTCAGCAAGGGTTAGTATTTTAATAAACCCTGTCTCCATCATACGCCTTGTTGCCTTCTTTCCCCAGATACTATTCATCTGAGATAGCAAAGCATTGCTTGCCTGTATTGGAGAATCAAATCCTTTAACGGGATTCCTTGATCTTGATTCTTTTATATCATCCCAACCAAGATCGTAATCTTCTCTTAGCCCACGTAGATCAGCAGAACGGATCGTCGAAGGGTCCTCTTTTACTTTAGCAAGTAAAAAGTCACGCTCATCTGTAATGGATGGTATATCTTCAGCAACAGCTTCTTCAGTTGCCCACTCAAGTATCTGAGCAGCAAATTCTTTTTTGGTTTTGTGTGATTTGAATTGGAAGGAATCTTCCTGAGACGCTATTGCTTTAGCTAGCTCCCTTAGATCAGAGAGCGACATGCCCCCTTTAGCCGGGGTGTTATTGAGTATCTCTGCTACAACATCAGTTTCTTCAGCCTCTACTAAATCCCTAAGTACGATGTAGTCTTCTTTTATTTGACCAACAAGATTAGCCCTTTCATCTACAGATTCTTCTTCTGTTTCTTCTAGGGTTTCAACTAATTCTTGACGGCTCTCTGATTCAAGAGCATCAGTATCAAAATCATAATCATTTGGGTCTTTAGCAAACACAAATACATCTGACCCAATAATGTTCTCAGCTTTGATAGCATCTGATTTTGTAAGCCAATCCCCCTCATGACCAAGCCTATCTAATGGCGAACCTCCCTCGTCAATATCCCAAGAACCATCATCAGCAAACGAAACAATAGAAATTTTCCCTGTTTCATGGGCCTCGTAAAACTCCCACTCCATATGAGAGCCCCATCTTGTTGCATCTTTTAAGTTATTAAATGCATAGATATTTCCAGGAGTACCAAGTCGCTTATCGCCTTCTCGTGTAACCCAATTAGACAGCATCTTCTTGCCACCAAATGGAAGTATACCCTCTTCTTTAAGGGCCTCCACATTTTCTGTAAGAGTCACATGGTATAAAACATCTTCAGCAAGTAATTCCTGGTACTCAGGTAATGTGCCTATTTTCTCTCTTTCAGAATCTTTTTCCTGCACATAAGCGGTAGCTTCTTTTAAGGTAGGTAGAGTAACATCCCATTCCCAGTTATGATCGTCATAATAATCAGGGTCTTCTACCTTAGAGATGTATACTTTCCATTCGCCTGCTTCAGTCTTTGATGCTTTGTACCTTACGCCATCCTCTGTAGTAAGCTCATACTCACCATTAGATACTTTATTGGTCGTTACTTTTTTTTTTAAATCGTCGTAAGCTGCTGCTTGAGCATCTATACCTTGAGCATCTTCTGCTTCAGCTGCTCTGGTTTCTTGTACTTGATCTAATGCATCCATGCCTGACGCTTCAAGAACGCCACGATCTTCTAGTATATCAATCCATTCATTCAAGGCTTCGGTTGAAGACTTAGGCATTGCAACTCTAACTGCTTCTTGCTTTAAAGCTTTCCTCTGTTTCTTTAGGTCATTAAGGGTTGCTACTTCTCCAGAAGTTTTTTCCTTTCCTTCAAGTCTTGCTATTTCTTTTTCAAGAGCAGCATTTCTAGCGCCAAATTCTTTTGCAGTTTCATCTCTTACCGCAATGAGATCAATCTTTTTATTCTTTGCTTGCTCAGTAAGGAACTCAAGAAACAGTGGCGATTCAGAGCGAATAGAGTCTGCAATTATCTGAGCTTGATCTACATTAGGAACGCTAAATAAAACAATCTCCCCATCTCTGCCTGGATAAGTAACGGAGATATCGTACCCTTCTGAATCCTCAGCTTTTGATAGTTCATAGTTACCTTTAATTTCAACATTAGGCTTGCTAGCAGCCGATGTCTTTTTAGGGGCTACCCATTCTGACCATGCAAAGTTAAAAGGTGAAAGCGGTTTAGGCTGTCTTGCTTTTGGTGCTTGCTTAGCTGCTTCTCTTTTGACTCTAGCTTGCGCTTCTATATCTTTCTTGCCA